AGCTCGAGCCCCTCTAACGCCTTCGCCGTCCATAGGCCGGCCATCAATGCCTTGGAATAGTCCTCGCCAAGATGACCCGCGAGGAAAGTTTGAACGGCGGTGACGCGGTTCGTCCCGTTCGATCCGAGCTTCTCGCGTTCGGCCTTGAGCGCGGTATCAAACTGCATTTGCTCAGCGAGCTTGGCCGAGGCGTAGATCCCGAGCGCCTTGCTCGCTTGATCTTGGCTCCAACCCTCTTGCACCGCCAACTCTTTGAACTTGGCTAGCTCCGGGGCGTCGTGCTTCCACGCAAACTCGACGCCTTGCGGAACGACGAAATCTTTCGGGAGATCTACCTTGACGTCCTCGACCCGACGCAAGGCTTGCGTTTGCTTAATCTGCGCCTGCGCATCGCGCGTCGCGATCTCGCTATAGTGCGTCCAAAATTCGGGTTTGATGCCGGTCGCGGGATCGAAATAGCTTTCCGGCAATCCGCTAGGTCTCGTTATCGTCCCCGCTTGCGGCGATGGCTGTGTCTGAGGCGAGGCGGCGCTCGACGGCGGGATCAGGGGCGACGCGGCGGGCTGTGCCGCGGAAGGCGCTGCGGCCGACGCCGGCGGGGCCGGTGCCTGGCTTGAGGATTGCTGGGTCGCTGCTTCGGCCACTTTGGGTCTCGATACCTTCCGCCATGAGGCGCATCAGATCGCGGGCGAGACTGCGCCGGCCGTTTTGGAACGGCAACGCACTGGACGGTTCCAGATCGAAAACCGCCTCGAGCGTTCGCCGCAAAAATCGGTGCATCAGAAGGCCGTCATAGGAGTGAGCAAGCCGCGCGATCGCCTCTTTCTCCTCCGCAACCGGATTGATCTCATCAGAACCGGCTGGCGCGTCGTGCAGATAACCGGATGGCATGATCATGTCGCAACCTGCGGAGCGCCCGGTGCGCCCGGTGTTTGTCCCTTGATCACGCCGCCGGGCGGGGTGCCACCGACGAGCGACGTAATATGTTGGAGCGCCGCGTTGACCGTATCGGGATCGCGGAACTTGACGAGCTTCACCCGCATCTTATCCATGAGATCTTTCATGGTGCCTTGCCCGTCGATCACTACCTTGAATTCTTCGGGGAAGAATTGACCGCAGAGTTGCAGGAATTGCACCGCCATCGCGATCTCTTGCTGTTCGGCGGCGCGCTGCGCTGGGTTATAGGGCGTGAGACTGATCGACTTGCCGTCCGCCTTGATCGGCGGAACGATGCCGCGCTTTTGCTGAATGTATTTGAAGCGCTGAAAAATCTTGGCCGGACCCTCGACAAAGAACGGCAATCCTGGCCGACCGATCCGGCGCTGCGCGCGCGCCATTTCATCAAGCCATTGCCCGAGCGTCGGCGGCGTGTCGCCGGTTTGCTGCGGAAAATCGACAAAGAACATTTTCCGCAGCCGATGCTCTTTCTCCTCATAGGCATAATTCGCCGCTTCCGCCGGCGGCGGTTCATAGATCCGCTTCATAGCGCCTTCGGATCCGACCCGCACCGGGTAGGCCATGCCCGGCTCGATCCCTTGCTCGATCGCAGCGAAACTATCGTCCGGGTAGCCTACCGGCGGCCGGATCGACATTTCGGCGTGCTCGATCCGCATGATTTCCATTTCATCGACCTGGCGCATCGATGGGAGGCCCTGCATCAGCGGCCCGTGACCCCACGGCCAATCAGGGTTGGGGTTCCAGCGAAAGACGATCAGCGGGCAGCACCCCTCGCCTACGAGCTCGACGTCGTGAACGAGATCATTCTTGACGTAAACGACGTGCTGCCAAACTTCGTCGTCGTGCCGATCCCACAGGCGCCAGAAACCCCACCGGAGCTCAGTGCGGCCGGCCGGCTTGGCGGCAACGTCGTCTTTGATCTCTTGCTTGACCTTCGACCAGATTTCGGCGCCGAGGAGCGCCTCGAGATACATATTCCGGGTGTGACGAATGGCGAACCGAGTATCGATCTCCCCGTACGGTCCGAGATCGATCTCAAACTCGCGAATGGGGATCGCCGAGCAGACGATCGGCATATCGATCCGACCGCCGGGCGGTTCTATCCACAGGGCAACGGTGCCGATCGCCAGATCCGGATCGAACGCCTTGGAGAGCTCCGAATAGAGGTTCGACGCCTTGATCGCGACGAATATATTGTCAACGACCTTATCGACGTCATCCTTGACCGCATCGAACGCTTCCGCCGGCACTTGCGCGCCCGGGCCGAGCTCGCACCACCGCTGCGCTTCCGGCATGTAGGTGTTGATAACTTCGGTCGCAAAATCCCCGCAGAGCTCGAAAGCGAGATCGGTGTTGAGCTCAGCCGCATCAAGCAACCGCTGTTGCGCCGGCGGACTATAGGATTGGATTTGCCGTTGACGTTGCGGCGAGGCGAAAAAGTAGCACTCGCGCAAATCGAGATCCCATAGCGACTTCCAGATCCGGCACGCGGCAAGCCGCGAGATCCCTTCGCGCGACAGCTTCTCTTTGGGATCGCCCGGTTCATCGGCCATGCGTCACACCTTGAACGAGGGTGACGTGACGAGTGGAGCCCCGGTTGTCGCGCCGGACGCAGCCAGGCGCGTACCGTAGCGCGCAATTAGGGAGGCTTGATCACTCTGCGCCCGAATTGTTGCCGCGTTTAGCTGATCGGCCGCATTCTGCTGCGCCAGCATGTCGTACATCGGATTTGGCGCTGGTTGCTGCGGCTTCGGCGTACTTGCCATTGGAAACGACTTCGCCTCCGTTCAAGAGGCAGTGTCGCCACAAGGCATCCGGCCGCAACGCACTGCACTGTAATCCGAGCAAGTGCGCGATCGCCGTGGTGCAGATGAACAGCGGCGGGAAGAACCGCCGGGCCGGTTTGGCTGTGATCCACATCATATCGACCCGTTGCTCAGCCGGCGCCGCAATGTCGAGGAGATCGCGCAGCGAGCCGACAGCGAGTTGGGTGCGCCCGAATTGAGCGTCATAGAGGATCCAGAGATCGGTGTGGGGGATCCGGCCGAGGGCGGAGACGTGCTTATAATGTCCGAACGCTACAAAGCCGGTCCACCAATTCGCGGCCTTCGTGTTGAAAATCAGCACCCACTTTCGCGGCTCTTGCGGGCCGATGTCGCGAGCCCACTCACCCATCTTCTCTTTCGCGCTCATATTCTTCGTCAGGATCGCGCCAACTCCGGCCGCACTTTCCGGTGCAGCGGGTTGGCTGCCAGCCGCCGCGACATTCATGCGGATGCACACCGCAGAACTCGCAACGATCATCGTCCGGATTGTGCGTTTTCCAATCGTCGTATCCTGGCAATTCCGTCATGCCTCGAGCCTCCGCATCGATCGGCCGCCGCGCTTGTGGGTCTGTATGCCCATCATCCGACTGATCGGCCCGAGCCCGATCATGCTGCGGCCCTCGCCGAGCCCGAGCACGACGTATTGCAACGCATCCGCAATATTGGAATAGCGATCCTTTTTCGGGCGGAGCTCGCCCTCCTCATCGCGTTCGTTGCAATAGCGGCCGGCCATCGCGACGATCAGCGTGCGGCAATTCGGCGAGACCACAAACCGCGGCGAGCCGTCCGACATTTCGTTGAGAACATGGTCTACCGCGTTCACTCGCGTCTCGATCATGTTTTGCTTGAGCCCGGGCGGCGGCCGAATGTCGATCCCGTTGTGCCGGAAAATATCGTAGGCCGTGCGCTCATCGTTTTGCGTTTTGTCCTGCCCCTTCGGATCGCCAAAAGCGTGAACCGTGAGACCAAGGAAATTCTGCGCCAGAAATCGCTTTACTTTCGGTGCGAACCGTTCCGCGCCCTCCGCGGCGCCGATCATTTCATTGAGCACCAACACCCGATTGTTGACGGTCTGCACAAACACCGCTGCCGGCGAGCGGCCGAAATCGAGGCCGACATAAACCGGGTATCCAACGCGCGGGCGGAGTAATTCACGCGACACGTGCGCCTCGCGACGGAACGACGGCCAAACCGGCGAGCCGTCCGTCACCAGCACAGTGCGGACCATCAATCGGCTGTCGATCCAGTCCTTTTTCTGACCGGCGAGTTGCTCCTGATAGTAGCCGGGTACATTCTCGAGATTTTCGGCTTTCGGATTGACCCGATACCCGATCACACCGCCATGTTGATCCAATTCCTCGATCAGCGCCGGCGGTTGCAAGTGCCAACCCCACTCAGGCGGCCATTGCAGCGACTTGAGCTCATCGGGTTTGAGATTTGCCGGAAATTCGACGCGGCCCGTCATGATCGGGAGCCAATGATCCTCCGGCGGCGCATTTGTCGCCGCACACACACCGCGCCACGTCGGGCCACCGTGTTCCGGCGGCGGAAACCGCAACCGCGAGCGCGCTTCATCAAACAACACCTTTTCGATGAACTCGAGCTCATCGAAAAAGACGCCGGTGTATTCCGTCGATCGCAATTTGCGCACGTCGTCGTCTTTATCAAGCGAAATGAAATCCACCATGCAATCGACGTCGTTGAATTTCATGTGGTGGTGCATCGCGGCGCCGTAGTTGAAGCGCCCATACATTTTTTCAGGAAACAATCGCAGCCACGTCCGAATTGTTGATCGCTTGAGATCCGGCATTGTGTTCCGAACCATCGCGAATTGCGTGTACCTGATCCCGTCAACCGGCGATTTTTTTTGCTCTTGCGCGTGCCGCATGATGCGAGCGCACAGCGCGTAAGTCTTTCCTGATCCGAGCGGACCCTCGATTATATCGACGTATCTCGTAGACGTCAGAAAGTCTGCCAGCTTCGTGCCGGCCTTGACGTCAAAAAATTTAGGCTCGCTCATTCTGTTAGTGCCCTGAATAGTTTTAACACAACCCACACCAGCAAGAGCGCTATCACTGCCAAAAACGCGCTCATCTTCTAATAGTCGCCCACACCAAACTTCCCAGGAACAACAAGATCAAGATCACACCGAACGGGTACGCGGCATCATTGATGCCCCAAAAATCGCGCAACACAAATCCGACAATGGCACACCCGAACGCAATCGCTGGCACCCATCGATCCATTTACAGGCGCAATTCGCGCACCAACCGATCACGCGCGCCGCGGTCAATCCAGATCTTGCGCATTCCGCTATCGCGCGACGTAAATTCCATGTGCTCGAGAACATCAATCATTTCGTTCAGCGACATGTAGCCGTTGAGCTCAATCTTGTACTCAGGCTGCGTCGGATGCGTACTCACTTCTTCTTGCTCTTGCCGGCTTTTTTCAACGCGATCGCGACCGCTTGCTTGTGCGGATAGCCGCTCGATTGCAACTCGCGAATGTTTGATCCAACCGTCTTTTGCGACTTTCCCTTTTTCAATGGCATTGCGTTCTCCTATCATTCCGGATCTATCGCCGGCATTCCAGGGATCCACAACCGCGGGCTTTCCTTCCAGAACTGCCGCGGCCCAATTCCAAGCCGTTTCATCTTTTGCACATGATTGCGGACCAAACGCTCGTCCTCGCCGCTCAGCGGCTCGATCATCACATCGCCGGTGCGCTTGATGAACTTCGCGATCAGCTTCACTTGCAACAACACCGGGCCCATTTCCTCATTCGGCGAAGGATCAGCAAACGGACCCTCCTTCAACACGAACGATTTCACCGGGCCGATTTTCTTGAAATTCTGCGCCCACGCACGAAACTCCTCGAAATAGCGCTCGAGGAAATAACTGTCCAACTTGTCGCTCAGCTTGAACGGGCCTTGCATATCCGAACTCGCTCGAGAGCCGCGCCAAAAGTCCGCTCACCGTAATTGGAAATGTCATCCCAATGAGGCGGCAACCGTTCAGGCATGTGATTATCTTGCTCCGCATCGTGCGGACCAACACGAGGTTCCCGCCAACCTCTATAGATCAAATACTGCGCAATCAGACATTCGCAACAAGACTGATACTGATAACGCTCATCCGGGTCTTTGGTCTCCAACCAAGCTATGAGACTGCTTAGTGA